AATTGGTCAATGGTATCTTCGGGAAATTGGTGTGCCTCGTTTATCCAAAGGATATCTCTTGCTCTACCGTGAATCTTATCCGGATTGTCTGCACCATAGTAGCTTATCCTATTACCAAATAAGATATAGGCATGGTCGCTTTTGTGATGATAGTCAGGGTGGTAAAGTCCGTGTTTAAGCAGGACATCTACAAAGTCTTTCCAAGCAGTAGATTTTAACGCAGTAAACGTGTCCCTGCATATATCTATCTCTAAGCCAGCATCAGGGTAAGTCTTACAAAGCCATATCAAATAGTAAACTACTGAGTATGTTTTGCCCGAACGTGTTCCACCTTGTAAAAGCGTTACCCTTTGGCTTGGTACTTTTTCCTTAAGAAATGTGTAATTTGGATTTGCTTTGCTCATTTACTCTTCTTCTAACCATGGCGGTAGATTTGAGTTTGTCAGTTGCATTACTTGTTCTACTCTCTCAATATACCCCCGATTCTTACCTTTCGTCTTTAAGTAAAAGATTGTAGCACCCGTTGAGCCTTCCATAATCTGCTTGTGTAATTGGCTTTCCGCAAAGTCCAATGCGATATTCTCCACATCCTCTACTGCAGTAGCGTACTCAGCATCCTCTTTAACCCAACGATAGTGTGTCTCTCTACTTATACCCACTTGCTTGCATGCAGTCGTAACTACTCCTAACGACTTTTCTAAGGCATCAAGCATTGCTCTTTTATTTATGTCAGATTTTGTCATCTTATTTCGGTTCCCAAGCTGATGAAAAGTCTCTATCCTTAAACACTTCTGATTTCGGAATACCTTGACTAAAGAGTAGTCTTGTTACTTCCTCTTTCTCCATTTGTAGTCTCTTCATGATTTCTTCTCCAGTAAGTCCGTCTTTTACCATTGAAGAGATAATGTTTCCCATCTCTAATACTCCGTGTGTGCCTCTTGCTCTATTGTGACGAATTGTTGCCATCTTTTGTTGAGCCTTATCTCTTGGCTTAACCATAACCGTTGGTACATAGCCATCAGTAAGAGCGTAGATTTCTTCGTGTCCTGATACGGTCCATCTATGGAATCCATCAACGATAGTCATATCGGGGTTAATTACAATTGGTTGTGTCCATCCATCCTCAATGATACTTGTTTTGAGTAGCTTTAACTCTGGCGGTGCAACTCTATTCGGGTTGTAGTCATTTGGAGACAATTCATCTCTTTTTCTCCAAACTAAGTTTTCAAGTGGTTGATTAAATTTCATAGTTATTTGTATTTGATTCTTGCTTCTTCTAATGTTATCCCTAATCTCTCTCTTTGCTTTAATGCCTCTCCGTCTATTCGTGTTTTTTGACGTCCTTTAAAGTCTCCCTTTTTGGCAATGAGACACATTAGCTTCCAAGATACTCCAGTTACCGGATGCGTTTCCTCATCATCAATAGGCATTGAGGTAGTGTTAATGTGCTTCTTTAGATATCCGTTGATAGTGCGCTTTACTTTTTGCTTTGTGACATTGTCATAACTATCCAAGATAATGTTTAGGAACTCTCTATATGTAATTCCATCGGGCTTACCCTCTACTCTTCCGTATAACTCCGTGTTTGCGTATCTCCACGCAGTAGCAACTCCGCTTACTCGGTATAGCATCTTATGCCACAACTCAGGAAAACATTCCGCATATATCCACAATGCTCGCAATGGCTCTTCTCCATAAGGTGGGCATACTCGTTGGTGTAAGAATCTGCCATTGAACTTAGTCATGTTCATAATGTCGTAAGTCTTATTGTAGTCCCATCCGAATTTGTGTACTGCCAACCAAACATCCTCACTACTCCAATCGTAAATTGGAAAACATCTATATTGGTTTGTGCCATTGTCAGAACGAGCATTGATGTAAGCCTCTACCTTTTTCGTCTTTATCAAAACACGACGACGCATACTCTCTTGAACTCTAATTCCAACCAACATTGCTACACGACCATCAGACTTATCGTATAGGTATGGAGCAAACTCTTGAAATGATTGACCCTTTTTGAATCTTGGGTGATATGTAATAGCTTCCTCAGGCAACTCTCGTACCCACAAGTCTTTCTTATCAGCATCCCAAGTAAACCAAAATGGCTCTTCATTTGAACAAGCATTTCTATGCTGAGTCTCTAAACAATACCATTTTAGATCTATACGAGGGTCTTGGCTCACTCTACGGACATATTCAACCGTTGTTGGATGAATTGCCTCTTCGTCAAAAAATACTGCTTCTAATGGCAACTTTCCACGTTCCTCAGCAACAACCAATGCGCAGTTTAACATCGCAGTACTATCTTTCCCTCCTGAGAATGCGATTACTACTTTGTCAAATTGGTCATAGATGTTTCTTATTCTATCTAACGATTCCTCGTATACGTTCTTTCCGGTTGCCCTACTATTTGGTTCCATTTTGTAATTTGTAAAGGTATTCACTAACAAGACTATCCGTCTTTGCTCTTTCGTACATAAATTCTGGTGCAAACTTCATGATTACTTCGTAAGCACTTTCTCTATTTCCCGTCTTTTTGAATGCTTGGTGTGCCAATGATACCCAAGTAAACAAGTGCTTTGCTCCATCCTCATTGTAACATCTTGGATATGGCAGGTTGTTTTGCTTTATGTAAGCCCAAACCTCTTCTCTTGTCCAATCCCAAATAGGATGCACCTGCAACGCTCTCAATCCTCTTTTGTAGTATATCGGCTTAGGAATAGTATTCTCTTCTCTACGTCTTCCAAACAACATCAAACCTGCGTTTACCGACTTTGCGTATTCGGGAATAGACTTCCAATGACGAACACTATCCAAATCAGATGGCTTCCACTTAGGATTGCAGATTTGATTGTCCCAATGTTGAACAAAGTTTTGTGGCTTAAGTCGATCGCTTTTAACCACGCTATATCCAAAATGAGAAATGAGCATATCTATATCATCCTTTGTGTACTGAGGAAGTAAGCAAGACTCAGAGAATCCGTGTTTAAGTCCTACAAATCTACTTGCCAAATGAGACGCGACAATGCTATCTTTTCCGCCTGAGAACAAAAAGAATCTATGGCCATCCTTAGGTGCTTCTGCCCAAGCCTGCTCAATGATTCTTCTTGCGCTCTCTATCTTCTTCTCAAGCATATTACTTAGTTCTGATATCCTCTAATTGACTCGCAGAGATTCCATCAACAATGGTTCTATTGATCATTGGATGCATAACATCAGTTGCACCAAAGTCGCTATCCGGATGGAATGCAATTACGTTCATAACTGACTCTCTTGTCTCAAATGCGTGTTGACCATTAGGATATGTTTCTCCATCCAATCCAATTGAATATCCCTCTCCGTTCCATTCTTTGATAATGAATATCATTCCTTTGACTAAGTCCATATTCCCAAATGGAGTAATGCACTTTCCGTGTCCGCTTGTTACAATACCAATTCGGTGGCTTGGATGCGTATGCTGAGTTTGGTCAATCATCGTAGGAAAGTGTAAGTGGTTAAGACATGGGTCTCCAAGTTTTACTGGCGGTATAAGTAAACTATCAGTACAACCATCAATGTACTTCAAACGTCCTTTAGGCTCAAGTGGACCTCCAATGTGATATACTGCAGAGTAATTTGTCTCAGGATAAATTCCCTCTTCGTGTAATACTTCAATTACAACAACTCTACCTTCTACCTTTGGATGAAGAATAAACTTACCTGATACTGAAAAGTACATTCCGTCTTTTAACTCAGCACAAGGTCTATCCTCAGTAATTAGAGTAGCAGTACCCTCGTAAACAAACCCGTAGTAAGACGCATTTGCAATTGGCTCAATTCCCAATCCATCTACAACATTGTAATATCTAATTGGGTATTTCGGATGCTTGGAGTCATCAAATAGTTGGCCAATGGCCTTGTTGTCAAACGTTACAAACGCTGCGTTTTCTGCGATTTTCATATTTTATATGCTTTGATTATTTTCATTAAGGCTTCTTCACTTGTGTCAAACTGATTCTTTTCTTTTACTGCGTTTAGAACCGATATCAATTCCATCTTGTTTTCTATCTGCATTACCAATTCGTAGGTAACGAACTTTAATGCGCTTCCGCTTTCTGGAGTTGGAATCTCTTTTTGTATCTCTCCTCCATTTGGCTCGTAAACATCATCAATATCCAATAATTGACTGCTACTATCCCAAACTTCCAAACCCCAATTGTTTAGCTCAGGACTTTCCCATTCATTAGCAAGAACATCCCAATCCCATTCTCCAAAGTTTACATTGTCCTTAATGACAAACTCTCTTTGCTGTTCCTCACTAAGCCCCTCTGCAACTACTACGGGAACATCCTCAATACCTAATTCAATACACGCTTGGTAACGCATATTGCCCCCAAGTATGACTCCATCCTCATTAACTACGAATGGGCGTAAATTGAGCATTTCGGGAAACTCCCTGATTGACTTTACTAACTTCTTAAACTTTTCGTCTCGAATGTGTCTCGGATTGCCTTGATATGGCTTTAGATCATAAATCTTTACAATCTTATTTGTATTGCTCATGTAGTAATTTTAATTCATTGTACGTTGCCTTGAAACATGGACCACAACTCGTTGGCTCATTTCTGCTTCCAAATACTCTTGAGTGAATAGTATTCACAATCATCTGCTCTGCTCTCTTTACAACTTGATTGCCTCGTTTTTCAATAGCATCAAAGACATCACTTAATTGATTGTACTCCTCTTCAGTTAGACACTCTCTTTTTTTCTTGAATGGGAATAACTTGTTTAGAGTTTCCTTGCGCTCATCACATCCGCAATCTTCCCCTGCGATAAACTTCACAACATCTTTGATGCCAGTTACCTCAGTTACTTTTTCTACCAAATCTCCAAGCCCTTGCATTTGAGCCTTTGGCTTTCTTGGTCTCTTTGTTTTCTTTTCCATTATTTTAGGTTTGAATAATCTCTATTCTTAATCATCAATGCCTCTTTTTCAATAGCATTTTTGATTCTCGTCTTGCATCTCTTCATTGTATTGAAAAGACTATCTACACTTATGTTGGACTCCCTACTCAAACGTCTCATACTCACTCCTTGATATACTATGATTTTGAATACTCTTCTATCGTACCAATGCCAAGTTTCAATCTCCTCAGCAATCAATTCGTATATCCTATCTATGCAAATATAGTATTCTATTTCAATACAATCATCAATAAGATTTGTTAAATTTTCTTCTCCGACTTTTTGTACTTTGCTTTTTTGAGTCTGAAATGTTGCGCAGGAATTTCTCAATATCATCCATACATAACCTTTGTTTACCTCTCCATTTGAGACAAACTTTTCGCAATCCGAGTATTTGTGTACTCTGATGTACATCTCTTGAACAATGTCTTCTGCGTAATTACTCTCTCCAAACGAGCGTACCATTGCAATCCACTCTTTGTGATGCTCATATAATACCGCTAAACAATTGTTTTCCACATTCAAATATAAAAACAAAAACGGGTACCTGCTATAGATACCCGTCCTCGCTAAAACCAAAGTTATGCAAACAACCTAAATGTTATTCGATACAAACATATCAATTTTTTTCAATGTCTCCAAATTAACTGGCTTCTTTTGCATAAAATTATCTAAGTGATAGTGCTGAAATTTAAACCCATAAGACACAATCTCTTTAACTACGTAGTTTCTTGATTTAGTCTTTAGGATTTCACTCATCTTATCTCTTAATTTATCGTCTTCAATATACATATACATTAAGTTAGAATGGTAAGTCATCGTCACTCTCTGATGGGATTCCCTCCATGGGAGATGGCTTTTGAGGTGACGGACTTAACTTGTTTGGCTCAAAGTTATTGTTTTCAGTTCTTTCCTGCAACTCAGAAATAGATATTGACAAATACTCCTTACCGGTCTTATCCGTCTTTACCCATCCTGCAATGGCCTTTTCAACTCCATCAATTGTAATCTTCCCTTTATAATCAGGGTGTACGTCTTTTGACTTGTAATTGTTTGGGAATAATGCCCCGTTGTTTTGTGTGCTCATACTACTTTATTTATTGATTTTGATTAAACCCCATAGAATTGATATCTCTATATTCTTTGCTTTTCTCTCCAAAAGCTCTATACTCTTTGAAGTAACTGTTTTTGCGTTTACATCTGCATTCGCCTTTTTGTATTCCTCTCTTTTCTTTCTATCCCACAATATCATGGCAGTAACCATATTCTCAGTTGGTTCTCCTGCATCTTTAAGCCATCTCCAATGACCTTTGTGCATTCCCTCTAAGACATTGTTTATTGCCCATGCAGTTAGAATTGTTGAGACCTTATGCCTTTCTCTAACCTCAGTTAAACTGAACCCCTCTTCTCCTGCATCATACATATCTTGCAGTACTTGTAGGTATTTTCTAATCGTGTATTCTCTTGCTATTTTTGCCATTTTGCTTATTTTATTACGTCATACAATGTTTCATAGTAATCTCTGCATTCCTCAATCTTTGATTGAATAGACTCAATGATTTTTTCGTCTCTGCGTACTATGAATTCTTTTACTCTAAAATGCTTTGGTATTCTGCCAAACTCGTGTTTTGACCTAACAAATTCCTCTATCTCATCATCGTCTCCAATTATTTTGTTTTTCCATAACTCTCTACGAATTTCGTCATTGACCATATCCTCAGGTGTGTCTGAAAGGCAATAGACCAATGAAGCCTGCTCATGGCCAGTAAGCCACATATAACCTTGCAACTGATATTCATATTCTTTGTTTGGAACTGACTTAGAGAACCAAGGGAATGTGGTTCCATCCCAACTGCTTTTGACATCTGCCAATAGCCAATCAGTTAACACATCCATCCTGCCAACTACATAGTCGTTTGAGTATCTCTCCTGAGGTCTTTGTATAATCTCCTCAGTAAGACCCCAATCCAAAATTTCATTAGCCATACGGATTGAGTCCTGCTCAACTCTATTACCCTTATCGGTGTATCGTGACCAAAACTCCTTTCTGATTCCAAACTCTCTATCCAAGAATATCTCTTTGATATGAGTCATAGCGGTAGCGGAAAGGCCTCCCCCACTTCGGGGGGAAGTCATAATCTTTCCTAATTGACTGCAATGGATTCTTATCTTATTCTTCTCCATCGCTCAAAGCATTAATCATTTGGTATTGAGACCCAGTAAGAGAATAATTCATAATCAATTTGTTCTTAGAATATTCTCCTGCCTTAATCGCATCAATGGCCGATTTGAATTGTTCGTCACTCAAAGAGCGTTTCTCAGGCACTTTATTCGTGCTTTTGACCTGCACCCCCGAAGCATCGTTATCCACCTCTGACACAAGCCCCAAACAGCTTACAAGCGAGTATCTTCTCAAGTAAGAGATAGCACTACCTAATACCTGAAAGTCATTCATGCCTTTTAACTGAACTCCTTGTGGTATCGTTACGCTTGACTCAATAGTCTGTCCGGTAGGGTAGTAAAAGATAATGGTCTTAACTCTATCCCCATCCATTGGCTGAGAGAAACCCAATTTGTACTTTGCAAGTATGGGCTTAATCGTTGTAATTAACTCCCCTAGATCTACAAACTTGTAGCCATAACCCTGCGCACCTTTGATTAGGTTTGGAACCTCTTGCTGAAAAAGGTGTAAAGCGTGGTAAAGACCATTTGGGTATTGTGGTAAGTCGTCTCCGATTTCAACACTAATTCCGTATTCCATATCTAACTCCCTTTTATCTAATGACTCTTCATGCATTTCTCTTAGCACTTCGTCTTTTTGGTTCTTAGTCATACTCATATTCTTGTCATTCTATCAATGATTGAACTTAAGTACATTGTGGCAAATAGTAATACCTCTGCCTCAGAAAATTCTTCATGCATTTTCTCAGCAACCCGACTTGGATTATTCTCAGACATAATGAACTGAAATGACTGCTCTTTTAGAGATTCAAATCTCTCATTTGTAATTCCCAAAGACTCGCTAATTGTCTCTGCTTCGTGGTTAAACTTAATAGGTGTTTTCATAAATATATGGTTTTTAAAATATGCGTAACGGATGCGCATCCCCCATTGTAAACTTATTTATCTCCTAATACGATTTTATGCAATTCATTGATTGACTCAACAACCTTTTCAGTATTTCCTGATAGACCAAAGTATTTCTTTACATCGGTAATCTTCCAGTTGCGGTGTGGCTTGATGCCTTTGCTATAAAGAGAAACATCTCTGATAGATAGCATTAAGTTCCAAACTGCTTTAGAAACACTTTGACCATTGATGCTGATATTATCTCCCTGCATCAATTCAACATTAAAAGGTGACGCTATAATTTGTCTCCATTCTTTTTCGGTAAAATACATAACTATTGGTTTTTGTTGGTTATTACTTATTCAAATGTCCCTCTAAAACGTGAGGATTTAATATCTCCCAATTAGCATCAATGTGCATACAATCCTTATACATGATATGAAGTATACTGCCAATATCACTAACGATTAGAGCAGTACGCTCGCCATAGTAAGTTGCTTTGTAAACTTTACCTTTTGTAAGATAACTACACGTAGACTCCTCAGGAACTCTTAATTCAAGGGTCAAAAACTGATATTCAAGATTTAACATAACGCTTTGGTTTTAAGTAATTAATTATATTCAAATATAGTTATTTATATTGGAATAACAAACTTTATGATAAAAAACTTTGATTTTTTTTACATATCTCCATGGTCTGCCATTGAGTAATAGCCATCCGCAGTAATAATCAAGTGGTCTAATACCTTTATGCCCAGTATGTCTCCGCCTTTTGCAATGTTTTTGGTAATCTCTATATCTTGAACCGATGGTGTCAATGTTCCGCTTGGGTGGTTATGAGCCATTATCAATCCCGTTGCGCCTATCTTTAGAGCAGAGGCAAACAATACACGTTGGTCTATAACCGTACCCGTCATACCACCTCTTGATAACTTATCGTATGCAATCACTTTGTTGGCAAAGTTCATGTACATAACTATTGATTCCTCGCAATACTCTAACGTATCTGCATTGAACATATCTTTCATAACCTTGTAGCATTGCTCAGAGTTTTTGATTTGTCCTACTTTAATGATACCGCTTTTGTATTTGATTTCAATTTGCGGTATGTTGTCATAACTAAGATTGTACATATGGTTGAAAATTAGGGGTTGTGCAATTGGTATATTTTAAGATGTGCGCCTTTTCGTTAGCATAGTATGTGCGGTAACTCATTGTGGCATTTGCTGTTTTGTACTTATCCGGCATAGCCAAAGCAAACGGAGTCATTTTGCCATTTCTCGGAAGCAGGTGTATTGTGTCATAGCATTCTACGATTACGTCTCTACATTTATGAATTCTGCCATATCTTCGGTAGTATTGATTGCATATCTCTAGTCCATGGCAATACGTCCACCAAAAGTTCTCTTGGCATTCCATAGCCCACTTAACGCAGGGATGGTGTTTGTGAGTTGATTTGTAAGGAGAAGTGCCTCCTAACTCGTTGGTAATTGTGCAAAGTATTTGAGCGGTCTCAAGCGCCATTTTTACTACATGCTTATCGCATAGCATTGCCGCACTTTGCATTGGGTCTCGGTCTAAGACAAAAATATTCATAACTATGGTTTTGGTTGGTTTTATATTTGGTTAAGGTAAAACACCTCAATGGTACAAGTTACATAATCATCATTACATTCAATTTCACAACCCCAACGCTTGCATCCTTTTAGTACCTGATTGTAAGTTGTTTTAACTTTTCGTTCTTTGAGATAGTCTAAGCATTTTTCGTATGCTTTTTTAACATTTCCATAAACACCTATGTTTCCATCCTCGGAACCTCTAACTACATAAACTACTTTCATAACTTGGTTTTATTAGTAAATAATTATATTCAAATATAGTTATTTATGATAAACCTACAAGCGTTTTACTTAAATTCCTTTAATTTTTTTTTGTATTCTTTTGTAATGTTCTCCAACTCTTCCTTAGTCCTTTTGGTAGGAATATTTGCCTTTGATTCTAGATCATTGAGAGCGGTTTCTCCAATGCGAGCTAAAAGACCTTGTCTATAAAATATCAGGTTTCCGTGTTTGTATTGATTACAAGTTACACATTGCCCATGAACATTATTCTCATCAAACCTCAATGCCTCGTGACCTCCAACACTAAAGTAATGGCCTGCATCATATTTGCCCAGTAAAGGCGCATTACAACTTATGCAAGGCTTTGCCTCATCTCTCTTTCGTATGTATGTGTTAAAGGCAGTTTGGGCCTCTCTACGATAGTCTGAAAGTGTTTTGAGGGCATTAATCATATTTGTCTTTTTACTCTTCCACATTGCTTTCTTTGTCTCCTCAACGAATACCTTTATGCATTCGTCTTTTAGGCAATACTTGTGGTTAAACCTTATTGGCTCGTACTTCTCTTTGCAGTTTTTACATCGTGGCATTTTGTATAGTTATTGAGATTAGATATCCTATTGTTATTCCTGCCAGTAAGTGCAGTATAGCATTGTATACTTTGTTACTCATAGTATTGATTTGATTATAGAGTAAATGATAATGATTAGGCATACTGAGAGAATAGCCATAGTTCCGTATGCGGCCATTTCCTCTCTTCTATCGTCTTTGTTTAGCTTCATTGTTCTTGTTGTTTAAATGTTAAATAATAACTTTCAAGTTCTGATAATTGTTTTTGAAAATTTTCTTCAAGTCTTTTTATTCTACCAATAATAGAATATTCTCTTCCTTTAGAATCTTTCCTTGGTATGTGTTTATCATCAAGATACATATGTACACATTCTATATCTTCTTGTAATAATTCTACTTGTTGTTTAAGCATTGCTTCTTTCATTGTTCTTGTTGTTTTGAACTTGCCGGAATTTCCGGATAGTTGGATTTTTTAAAGGTCACTTTACATCTTTCACAAGTGGAATTACTTGCAATTCTATTGTCCAAAGGCACATAACCAAACTCTTCAATGTAATCATTAATTGAGGTAGTCCATTTATGCCATCCAAATAAGCATAGTATTCTTTTCATTGTTCTTGTTGTTTAAAGGTTATAGTTCTACTCTTTTCATTAGGTTTTCGATTAATGCTTTTTGCTCCTGAGCAGTCTCTCTTAGCTTCATATTTTGAATCTCTAAATTCAAGATCATTGCAGATGCTGACTTGATAGCGTCCTCCATTTCCATAATGACCAACTCAGCTTTGCAGATATCTTCTTCACTTTTAAGTGAACTTTGGATATAGGCAACCTTATCAGGTCTTTCCATTTCAATCTTTTCCCTGCCATTCTTCAAACGCTCTCTTACTGCCCATAGGCTCGTTTTTGTCAATAGTATTCTTGTGTGAAAGTCCATTATATATTTCCTTTAAAAAGTTGCCCACTCGTTTTCTTAAACTCAGCTTGTTGCCTAATGTACTCTTTGCGATATTCGTCAAGTGGGTTAACGCTATCGTTTACGAATCCAAGGCCTCTATTGTAATCAAACAACATCGGGTCGTCTATCAATGTGTGTTTGCCCCCAGTGTCCATGTCTTTGACTTTCTCTACTGAGACCATTGTGTAGTATCTCATTGTCTCGTGTTTGATAAGACGATGGATAACAAACATATCATCACAGCGATTCAAAAATGACTTTCCACCCTCAATGTGGTCCTTTAAGGGTTGCTTCAAATGTCCTGCCCAATGGTGTTTCTCAGGATATAAGTGACTGCTTCTACCCGAGTCCGTAGTTGGATGGGTATTGATATAGATAGTCTTTCCGGTAGAGTTACAAAACTGACGAGCCATATTGAGAAAACGATAGTTAGCCTCCCAAGTCATATCTCTATCCAATCCCGTGTATGGGTCTATAAGACATCCATCTGCATCCGAGTTTTCAAATAGTTCAAATAGTTGTTCGGGCTTGTACAAAATGCTGTTATCTACAAACTCAAACCATTGGTCTATACGATTGCTGTATCTGAGAATCTCATCTTGCATCAATTCTTTAAAAGGCCTGCCGGAAAGCATTTGTATTAGGTCTCTAACAATCTGACCACTCTGATTCTCTCCTGACCAAATTATCCACTTAATTCCGTGTTTTGCACTTAGAGATAGAAAGTACCACATTATCCAATAAGTCTTTCCTACGTTGTCATGCCCCAGTATGATGCAAAGTTGTTTACGCT